AAAGGCTGTTTGCTTTACCAAAATAACTAGGTATATCAGCCCATTGGCAGCCTGTACGTAAGCGAAACAGGATACCTTCTACTGTTTTGCGTAAATTTTTCTTGCGATAAATGCCAAGCTGTTTCAAAATGGGCAACAGTCTTGACCATGTTTCATTTGTAAGCGTGTTTCGGGACATGGCAAAGGTTTAGGATGGTTGTATGGAAACAATATCTTATATCCTTTGCCTCTTTTTTTTTGAATTGTCAATAGCCCCTAGCAATAGATGAAATAGGTGAAGCATTTACCATTTTTACATTCATGTCACTAGAAGCCCGAACGGATGACGAACCCCAATCATGAATCACAGTTAAATTTACAAAATAACGTGTGCAGGGCGGTCGCACGTTTGCCCCTTGAAACCGCCTATTTTTTTATTAACTTTTATTGGAGATTAAATCATGAAAATCATGAATTTAATTAAAAAATACGGTGTAGGCGCAACTTTGGGTGCTGGTCTGATGACCGTTGCAACCTCATCATTTGCAGGTCCTTTGGCAGAAGCTGTTGCTTCAAATACAACCGAATTTAAAGCCGATTTGTATATCGTGGGCGGTATTGTCATCGGCTTAGTTGTTGTAGGTTCTGGCGTAGGCGCAGTTATTCGCTTGATGCGTAAAATTTAATCTTAAAGGGGCAATCATGGGAGGATATCGCGTAGGAGGTCAATGCTTTGCCACTTCGGAGAAAGCGTCCGATTACAAAATGAGCATGGTTGTCCCGGCTATTACATCAGATGGCAGTTTAAAACTACCCGTTCGCCAATCAGATGGCTGGTATTACGGCAGCAATAAAATTCAATTAACGCACCCGAGCTGTGATGAGCTGGAATATTTCCAAGACGGTATACAAGTTGGCTTAATTATATTAAGTTTATTTGTCATATCTTTTTTATGTAAGTTAATTATAAGAATTGTGAATGCAGTTAATAATGAAGATAAAGAGGTTGGATAATGAATTTTTCTAATTATGTTAAACAAGATGCATCTATAATTTTGTCAGATTTATTAATTGTTGTAGGCATTGTAATAGGACTAGTTTTAATTAGTATTTTTGTAAAATTAGTTGTGAACTTATTATTAAATGATGGTTATAGTGATATGACCGAGAGCAATTTAGATTATGATGATGAAGGTAATAGGATAGATAGTGAGGGTTATTATGTTGATGAAAATGGCGAAAGAGTAACAATGTCAGATGAAGATTTTGAAGCATACATAAGAGAAAATTGGCCCGAAGACGCAGATAGATTATTAAAAGAAGTAGAAGAATATCAAAGTCAAGGAGATGACAATGAATGATGTAGTCATGTTTGTATTAGGTGTAGTGTTCACACTTCCATTTTGGATATTATTTTTATAACTACTACAATACAAAAGAAAATTCCTTAACAAATCTTGTTCTCACAGGTTTGCCATTAACATTTTTGGGCTGGTATTTCGCTTGTTTGACTGCTTCTATCGCAGCTCTATCAAGACGTTCAAAACCACTACTTTGAATCAACTCAATATCATCAACACTACCATTCGGATTCACAATAATCGCCAATTTAACTTTACCTTCTTCGCCGAGCTCAACAGACTTATCAGGATACATGACATTTGGCTCTTTAATGTATCCACCATCAATGATTTTAGCTGATTCTGTATTTTGTTGATTTTGATTTGGCTGAATAGTTATGGCGATATAAGCAAGTAAACCGATTATGGTTGCAAGCAAAATAATGATGATGTTCTGTTTCATTTTATGCCCAAAATTTGAAAGTAAATACAAATTATATAGGATTTAAAATGTTTTGTACTCATCGGTTTAATTTTGTTGGTATCGCAGCATTTATTTTGATTTTGTTAAATCAAAGTGCATTTGCAGCAGATGCAGAAGTTGATGGCGGCAATATTGTTATCACTCCATGTAAGGGTAAACCTGACGGCTATAAATATATAGTCCGTGGTGTTGAGAAAGTTTGTAATAAAGGTTTGGTCGTTGTTGATTTAAATAACAGCGGTAATGTTTATGAAGATAACAACGGCTCAGCAACTAGCACAACTGGTAGCGGTTCGGGAACTGGTAGCAATTCTGGTTCTGGTAATGGCTCAGGCACTGGTAATAGCTCTGGGAGCGATAACGGCTCAGATACAGGCACCAACCAACCCAACACCCCTGTACCCAATACCCCAACACCGCCCTACAACCTACCACCCGAGAAATTAAAAAAACTGAATGAAGAACTTGCATCACTGGCAAGAATGTACCAGCAAGAACTTAAAAAATTGGAAGGTCAGAAATTGTCTGCCAAAAGTTCTTATGAATCTAGTGTAGTAGCTTGTCATGGTCAATATCAATCTTACGGTGCAGCAGCAATCAAAAACTGTGTTGATAGCGCAAAGAAAAAATTTGATGAAGAAATTGCCGAGCTAGACAAAAAAATGGCTGAAAAAGTTGATATGTTTAATCAAGCTGTCAAAGATTTGTATGCAGCTTATGGCGTAGATATTGGCAAAACACCCAATGTAACTGCACCAAATGCAACAGGCTCAACCGATGTTATAACCGATTCAAATGGCAACAAATTTTGCAAAATTAATGGTACATGGCAGCCTTGTGGCAGCAATGCTGGCACAAATGCCGGCAATGCCAACACAAATGGCGGAGCTGGCACAACAAACAACACAACCACGAACAACACGACAAACAATAGTACAAGCAACAATTCAAGCAACACGACTGTAAACAATAACACAACCGTTGTAAACAATGACGGTTCTAGCGGTAGTTCTGGTAACGGTTCAGGTAGCAACAATAACGCATCAGGTCAATCAGGCTCAGGCAATGCAACAGGCTCGCAAGGTGACGGCAAAGGTGATAAGGGTCATTGTGATGCCTATCCCGATACGCTCGGTTGTTCTAAATTGGGTAGCCAAGCCGATATTGATAAACAAATCAATTCATCTGCTGGCAAAGATGGGCGTTTTGGCATTGGCGAATCCAATGTGTCTATTAACTCATTTACCAAAGCCAATATATTTTTAGAAACTGGGTCATGTCCATCACCTAAATCATTTGTAGTATTTAAAACAAGGCACGAAATCAGTTATCAATCCTTATGCGATGCAGTGCAGCAATTCAGACCATTTGTGATTGTTTCTGCAGTTTTGGTGTCATTTCTTATCGTGCGCCAAGCGATTGTGTCTCAACTGTGAACGGTAACGATTTATGACTGTTTTAATGCAATTATTGACTTATTTGTTTACAACCTTGACAGGCAGAATTATTTCTGCGCTAGGGTTGTCATTTGTAACCTATACCAGTGTAAAGGAAGTACAAGCCCAGTTTGTGAATTATCTTGTGTCTAGTGTCGGCAGAATGCCGTCCGAAGCACTACAGATTTTTTATCTCGCAGGTGGCGGCGTTGCGTTGAATTACATTATTGGCGCAGTAACCTTTTCTTTGGGCTTGGTATCTATGGGTAAATTGAGCAGCGTATTTAATCGCAAATAATCATTTCAAGAGGCATTATTTTGATTAGTTTAATTACAGGTTTACCAGGTTCGGGCAAAACCAGTTTAATGGTTTATATGCTAATGACCAGAGCCGATTTGCAAAATCGTCCGCTATTTGTTGATGGCATTCCCGAGCTGAAAATTCCAACAATGCCAATTCCTGACGGCGAAGACATGACAACATGGCATAATTGGGCACCAACTGGCGCAGTATTGGTTATTGACGAAGCACAACGCATATTTAGACCACGCCCAGCAGGCGCAAAAGTTCCCGATTATGTTCAAGAGCTGGAAACACACCGACACATTGACTTTTTTATTTTAACACAGCACCCACGTTTGATTGATGTTAATCTGCGCTCCCTAATTGGCGAGCATCGTAACATCAGTAAAACCATGATTGGTTTAAAGCGTGTGTCTTACTGGCAAAAGTGCGCGAATCCCGAAAGCAAGAATGACGTAGCTGATGCCAAAAACAGTATTTTTAAAACAAAAACTGCTGCATTTGGCATGTACAAAAGCGCGGAAGAACACAACCAAGTAAAAGGAGTATTAAGCTCATGGATTTGGTTTATACCACTTGTTTTGTGCATTATTGGTTATCTTTATTTGAACATTCACGGTCGTTTTGAACAGAGAATGCAGCCACAAAAAACCCAAGTTGTTGAGCATCAACCAGTGGCATCACAACCCGTTGTGTCCGATACTTATGCACCCATGGCAGCATCAGAGCCCAAATCAGAAAATTTATCTGCAAAAGATTTTGAGCCAACTATCGCCAGCCAACCTTGGACAGCACCAATTTATAACGGCTTAAATCGCAATGTACAGACTATGCCTTATCCAGCAGGCTGTGTACTGAATGACAATCGTTGTACCTGTTACACAGAACAAGCAACGCCAGTTAAAGTAAGTGATGCACAATGTCGTGATTTTGTGTAAAATGGCATTTTTAATCCGTATTTACCGCCTAGTATGAATACAAAACTGTGAATGTTAAACTACAAGTAAATTGTATATTAGGTTCGTTTTTAACAAATGTTTGATGTGCAGCATCAAATGTTTGTTAAAAACGAACCCAACAAGCGGTTAGCGCGTTAGCTATTTCAGTTATTTGAGCCTTAATCTGTAAATCTATTGGTATCAGTAAATTTACAGATTTTGGTTAACGCAAATCAAAATCAAGCTGCCTAGATAGACTAGAAACCGTAGCCCGCATTAAGGCTAGTGCAAAGAATTATCGGGTAGCTTCTTATTTATTGAAGATTGACTATCATTATAGCCGCACGGATAACGTGTAGGCTGAATATAAGGAAAATCACCTTGAATGTAATCGCATTAGATATATCCAAAAGCACCGCCGATTGCTTTTTGAAAACATCAACAAAAACAGCCACGCTTAAAATCACAAACGATATTGCAGGCTGCCTAGAAATAGATAAGTGGATAAAGCAGCATAGGATAAGAAAGCTAATCATCGCAATGGAAGCCACAGGCATTTATTACGAGAAAATCGCCAATTACCTAGCCACAAAACACGATGTTACCGTTATCAATCCACTTAAAATTAAAGAATACGGCAAATCCCAATTTAGCCGAACCAAAACCGATAAAGCAGATGCAAAACTGATTGCCGAATACGCATCACGACATCATGACAAGTTAGACATCTATCAATCTCCTAGCGATATTCAATACGAGCTAAACAAGCTCATTTCTCTACAATCCCAGCTTAACTTACAGCTTCATCAAGAAATGAACCGCAAACACGCATCACAAACCGAATTTGTCAAAAACGCACATCAAGCCATTATTGACGCCATCACAGAACAGCTAGAACTGACACAAGCAGAAATAGCCCAGTTGATTGCCAAACAAGACAAAATGAACCAACAATGCAAAAACCTGTTAAGCATTCCAGCCATAGGCGACAAAACTGCACCGATTATTTTGCACTATCTGACAACGCGCAAATTTACCAACGTGAACAAATTCATGGCATTTGCAGGATTAGCACCCAAGATTGAACAATCGGGCGAAAGCGTGAACAAAAAATGTGGTTTATCACGTTATGGTCATAAGCGGCTAAAAGCAGCATTCTTTTATCTTGCTTTGGTCGCATACAATTGCAACTATTTCCCCCAGCTTGTACAAAACCTGCAAAAAGCCAATAAGCCGAAAATGGTCATTATTGAAGCCATCATGCGAAAGCTCGCCAAACTTTGCTATTGCATACACAAATCGCAAAAGCCTTTTGACAAATCGCGCTACCAGTCAAAGACGGCTTAAAACAGAATAAAGACACGGAACAGATGCTAAAATTAGCACCTGTGCTTTTTTGTATCCTGAAAAACGCAACTGATAAAATACACAAATAAAACAAATAGTTATGAAATTCTGTTTATTTTTTGATTGACTAGCTACACTATCATCTTTGCAAAATTACCATGCCGTCATTCCTGCGTAGGCAGGAATCCAACGGAAAATTTAGGCTACTTAAAATAAATCCAAATAACTGAATAAGTTAGATGGATTCCCGCCTATGCGGGAATGACGACCATTGTTAAATTTTAGATACATTTGCATTTTGCAAAGGTGTCAGGCTGCTTTTGAAATATACGCTCAAAAGCAGCCTGCACTTTAATCCGTTGATTCAATCGGATTAGTTTTTGTCTTGGTCAACCAATTTGTTTTTGGCAATCCAAGGCATCATGCTACGCAACTGTGCGCCCACTTTTTCAATTTGGTGGTCGGCAGTCAAGCGGCGGCGAGCCGTCATGCTGGCGTAGTTTGTCGCGCCTTCTTGGATAAACATTTTCGCGTATTCACCAGATTGAATGCGGTACAACGCTTTTTTCATCGCCTCTTTGGTTGCAGGGGTAATCACTTCAACGCCAGTAACGTATTCGCCGTATTCTGCGTTGTTAGAGATTGAGTAGTTCATGTTGGCGATACCGCCTTCGTACATCAAATCCACAATCAATTTCAACTCGTGCAAGCATTCAAAGTATGCCATTTCAGGTGTGTAGCCCGCTTCAACCAAAGTTTCAA